AACAAATCTTTTATATGTATCATCAGAATCTAAGTCAGGGTTAAAGCTAACCCAAATCTCTGAACCTGGCTTCCTAATCGTTGGAATTAAAATATCCCATGATTTTTTAGATACTGTTTGAGCCTCTTCAACCCACACAATGTCTACACCTTCATAGGATTTTATTGACTCAACTGTGTTATTAGCAAGACCAGTAAAGCTGAACTTACTTCCATTAACACATCGAATCTCGTTTTCTAATACTTCAAAGTATTCACCGAATCCCATGGCCTGTATTTGGTCATTCAGTAATTGGTGAACTGATTGTTTAATAGATCTTTGTACTTCCCTAGCACATAATATTCTTAATGGATCTGTAATTGCTTTAGCAATAAGTGCTCTAGCAAATCCCCATGACTTACCACTTCCTCGACCTCCATACGCTACCTTGTAACGATGAGGCTCACCAAGGAATGATAACTTCTCTGGAAACTCTGCTTCTATTTCTGTGCTATTCGGTATCTGGTCCATGCTCTGGTTTTATAAACTTCAATGTCACGTTTAATGGTGATTCTTGTCCATCCATTGTACCGATTTCTGATTGAGTTGGCATTAGTTTTGAATATAATCTATAGAACTCTGTTCTGTTTTCTGTTGCCCAAACTGCCATCTCTTGTACTCCACCAATCTCATCAAACACATCAATCACATTGTTTCTGACTTGACCAGAGATTTTATTAGGTGTGCCTTTCTTGCGACCAGAGCCTTCTCGTTTGCCGCCTCGATTATCTTTTTTTTCTTCGTCCATTGTACAACTCCGTATCGGTTGGTTGTTTAAGATTGTTAAAAGTATTCCACCATTCGTCTGCATAATCACAGTTAACGTAATCAGCAAAGCATGGTGTGCCTATTGTGTAATGTACTAACTTAGCATCTGGATTGTAATCATATTCAGAAACTAACCAGTTCCATTCTTTTGGTATTTCACCAACTAGATCCATAAACTGATTATCTAACCATTTGAATCTATGTAATTCAGCACCTGTAGAGTTCATGATCATCTCAGGTGTCAACTGTAAATTCTTAAAGTGATCGCAATTCCATACGATAACACTTGACCAATTCTTTCTCGGATAGTCTTCGTTCTTATTTCCGAGGTATTTAGTAGGGTATTTTGTTTTGTAGTCGTGCTTAACAACAGAGACTGCTGCAAATGGATCTATAGCATCCATGAGTTCTTTTATATCTGCTCTGCATAACATATCACCATCAACAAAGATAGCGTAGTCTTTGTAATCACATAAGTAAGGAACTAAAAAACGAGAATAGATAAAAGTATTAGAACCGTCATCATGTGTCTCATTGTATTCGTTTAATGTATTAAGAGCTAATGGCACAAAGCTCACAGGAATAGTGGCCTTCTCCAAAACACTTTGGCAAAAGGTATGATATGCAACTGCTTCTCTTGGGTCGTAACCTACGAAGATTTTGAGCATCGCTCCATTATTTCCTTACGTTTATCATCACTGTATTTAGACCATTCAGTGATCTCTTCTAATGTTCTTCTACAACCTTCACAAATAAATGTGCCATCATGAATTGGTAAGAATGAACATTTCTTTATGCATGGGCTTAGCACTTCCATCTTGCTCTAGCCGCTTTGCCACGTTCCCCAGTCCATCCTGCTGATCTAGCACAGAATGACTTACGTCTCTTTGCTGCTTTGCTTCCAGGCTTTACTTTACCAGTGACTGGTGCTTTTAGTTTGCTGCCTGTTTCTCTATTATACTTTGCTCTGCCTTTGGCGGTAAGACCTGCACCTTGTTTGACTGATCTTTTTTCACCTCTACCAACTGAGAGATTAACTTTTTTCTTCTTGACTTCCATTATGCCCACTCCGCCTTTTGTATTCTTAAAGGACCAATGTTAATAAGAAAGTAGTCTACAGGGTTATTATCCACCTCTCCCTCGTACCATTCAAGACCTAAATTAAAACCTAAATAAAAATGGCAAGACCACATTAGAAGTTAAGTAAACCCATTGGGTTATACATTTGCTGACCTAAACCTAATCCATAAGGTGATACATTAGATTGACCACCAGCAATATTTCTTAATTGGTTCTCACCAAGATTGCCTGGAGCTGTTGTTGCATTAGTTACAGCTTGATCGATTCCTCTTAATCCACGAGCAAGTCCTGCACCTGGTGTTAAGTTAAGACCTTCATCTGCAAATGATTGGAAGTATTGGTCACGTTCTGCTGGAGTCATTCCACCCATACCTTCAACTTGTGGAGATGGACTCATTGGAGCTGCTGGTTGAGGAGCTGCCATTGGAGGCATTGTTGCACCAGTTGCACCAAGTGGCATCATTGGATTGCCATCAATCATTCTCATATCTCTTGACTTAGGCAACATTTTATTTAAGTACTCACGCTCTGCTGGTGTTGTTGCACCTTGTCCAGCCATGTTTGGCATTGCAGGAAATCCTTGGGCTGAACCAGTAACTAATGATTGCATTACTGCTTCTCTATCTGCTGGAGTGTCCATAAATCTAGGAACATTAGCACCTGGACCTTGTCTTGTTTGATTAATTACTGAGTTAAGATATTCTCTTTGAGCTGGTGTTGTCGTGCCTCTTCCACCTACTACGCCTGATGTTACACCTGCACCTAATGCTTGACCTAGTGCTTCACCATATCCAGATTCAGCCTGTTGAGCAATATTTCTAGCTGCAGGCGTATCAGCTTGAGAGCCTAAATATTCTCTGATTCGTTCCTGTAATGTTGCCATGATATTATCCTTATATTTGTCCTAATAGTCCTTGAATCATTCTTGGATCAAAGCCACCCATTTGGCCTAATCCCATACCACCCATTTGACCTAATCCCATTCCGCCACCATTCATCATTAATGCATTTTGTCCTAACATTTGTGATGCAACGTTACCAAGAAGTTGATTTCTAGATTGTTGATCAAATCCTTTTCTTAACTGAGATAATTGATCTGGTGATAAGTTTTGCAATTGATCTGGTGTCATTTGCTGACTCATTAAAAATGGGTTGAACATGTTAAACATGATTATTTCCTTTTCTTTGCTGTCTTAGCAGCTTGTTTAAAATTCTTTGCTGTTGGTGCTCCCTTGCTTCCAGGCTTCCTCATCTTCTCGTTGCTACCAGCTTTAATGCGTTTACGTTTAGCATGAATGTTAGCGTATAGTCCAGGTTTAGCCATTACTTTTTCTTCCCATAAGATTTCTTAGTAGTCATTTTCTTACCAGTTTTCTTAGCAGCTTTCTTAGCTTCAGCCATACCTTTTTTAGTGTAGCTGTATTTCTTATTTCCGACCATTGGCATAATTATTTCCTTTTTTTAGATTTACCAGCTTTACTTAATGCAATCGCAATAGCTTGCTTACGAGGACGGCCTGACTTGATTTCAGTCCTAATATTAGCTGATATAGTTTTCTGAGACTTACCTTTTTTAAGTGGCATGTTTGTTCCTATAAAAAGAAAAGCCCAGCGAGAGAAACTGGGCTTTAACAAAGGAGGAGTAAGAGACTACGAAAGTGATAGATACAGTTCTCCTACAGGTATAATTATACTAAAAAAGCCCTGAGATGTCAAGGCTTAATTAGATGAAATTAAATGTTTTGATTTTTCTTCTATTTTTTCAAAAGCTTGTTATATTTCTCTAGCTCTACATTATATTGTGTAGCCAATGCTTCAAGCTTCTTCTTGTAGATCATAATCTCAGCATACAATCCCTCACATTTATGCTTCTGATCTAATACTTCTTTTACTTCGTCATCTATGTTATTTAATATATCTGTTACTGTACTCATTTCTCTCTCCTTGTTAATACATACTGCGATTGATTTTATATTCTACCTCTACATCACACTCACCATCTTGCCACATATCATCAACGATTGGTGTAAGTTTATCTACTATTTTTGCAACATCTTTATTATCAAAAATACTAGCATCATACTCAAATCTTGCTACTACATGCTCATGTAATTTTTTTTCATCAGCAATCTTCCATCTTGCTACAAATTTAATAATTAGTTTATCTTCCATGTTATTCTCCCTTAACTTGTTTATCTAATTGTCTCATATAATGCAATCTCATATCTATAACTTTTGCACCAATCATACATATGTTTTGTGCTGTTTTAGCTATGAATTTTTTGGTAACTTTTTTAGATTTGTAAAGCTCCCAACATCTTGAATACACATCCCACTGCTTTGCACTACCAACTGCCCACTTTGAAAACAGTTGAATTACTTCTAATTGTGCTGACTTACTCATGTCTATCTCCTTTGTTAATTAAATACTACAATTACTATTATATAGATTGAAACTAAGTTGTCAACACTTTTTTTAATATTTATTTACATTTCTATCAATTCTATTTACAGGGCTAAATCTTAAGCTTTCTGTATCAAACCAAAATGCCCAATGACCTTCCCACTCAAAATGTCTCTGCTTTACACAATAAACCATAGTCGTAGGCATAGCATCATATTCTTCTTCTGTGATCTTCCCAGCTTCTAGCTTCTGATCTTTATCTGTACGGTAAATGATAAAACAATTATCCACAAGATTAGTAATGTTAGCTGAACCTGATACATCATGCTTTGATGGTGGTTTCACTATATCATCTGATCTCTTCCTGGCATGTGCAATCATATGTATATGACATTTTAGATCACGAGCAGCAATACATAGCTTATCAATAAATTCTTTCTGTTGTTGATAGTTATCTTCTGCCACTCCGCATTTCATTAAGCTATCTAATATAATATTAGAGCATTTGAGTTTCTCTGCTGCATAGTATACAACTTCCAATACAGTCTCTGGTGTGACTACTCCCTGCTGATCGTACAAATATAATTTCTCATCAGCTTTTGTAACCCAACTATCGATAAAACTATCTGATGGATTATTGCCACCTAATGTCTGTCTAATTGCTCTCTGGCAACTAGATACTGGTCTAAGCTCGAACGATGCCAACATCACCTTCTCAGTCTTCATTAGGCCCAACATCATTTCTGATGTAAACATTGACTTCCCTGCACCAGAATAACCAGCCCAAATTGTTACTTCGGCTGGACGTATTCTAAAGTTATCATGAGTCTTGCTCCAGGGGAGTACCAATCCCTTATGGAAATCTCCAGAGAAGTATTCTTTAATCTCATCGAGATAAGCTGTTGGTGATTTAATCTTTGTGATTTCTTCTGATCTCTCTGCAAAATAAGATTTAATCTCATTCTGATTCACAACCATATCTTGTAGTTTACTTGTTAGCGTAGTCATATGCCTCCCTTAGCTTTTGAACTGTTTGCAATAGTTTCTCTTTGTCAGTCTCCTCCAACTGCTCTCCTTTTTCGATATGCGATGCACACATATAAACAAATAATGCATCATCCTTAATGCTCTTGAGTATAGCATACGGATTAAAAGCTTTACCTGTTGGTTTCAGCATATCTATTCTCTCTGGAATAATATCATCTAACGTTAGACCGACTGCTGATAATATATTCTGAATGTCACATCCTGCAAAACAATGAATCAACACTCGACCATCCTCTGCTATTTTAATCGATAGACTGGCGTTCCTATCATCATGAGCTGGACAAAGACAATTGTAAGAGTTGCTTTTACTAGTGGAGCGTACTTTATCAAAATGGGATAGAATTTGATGCACTGTATTCTCCTCTTTTCTTCTCTTTTCTTTTCTTTTCTATTCTACTCTCTTCTTCTCTCTTCTCTTCTAGGGTACTCGGAGAGTACTCTGTGGATACTGTGTCAGTAATAAGCCATGATTTGTTGATTAATGACTCAATAATAGGCTCTAAATCTTTTTCTGATCGTCTTAATCTGTAACTGATCTCTTCTATCTTAGGCAGTGTTCCATGGTCTTCTGTACCTAAACACCATAACTCAAACAGTGTGGCCTTTTCCTCACAGTTTAATTTACCCCAATCCATATCATTTAATAAGTCACGACCATACACCTTAAACCAGGGCATGGATTTGTGTTTATAGAGTTGGTATTTCTCCCAGTTCTTGATCTTCATATATCCTCCTAAAATGGTATTTCTCCCCAGTCATTCGTATCTAAACTCACCTTAATAATCTTACAGCTAGGCTTATTATGTACGAATTTCTTGGCAGCTTTATTGTTACTAAATACACGCAACGGATCACCGAACTCATCCATTACAATATATTCTTTTATGATTAACATTTAAACTCTATTCTGGAAATAGTGTTCAATCTGTATAGCCCTATAATAAGGAATCGGTTTATCTGGATTCTTTCCCCATTTAGATATTGCCTGGGTACTTACGTCCAGGGCCTTTGCTAATTCTCTACGGCTATTGTTGAATTTAGCCATTGCTTCATTATATGTCATTATATTTTTACCTTTCTTGTAATTTGACATTAATAGTAATATATCATATATTTTTAATCATGCAACATAGTTTAAAAAAAAGTTGCACATTTAATTTATTATGGTATTATGGTTATACAACATAACAACAAAGGAGAAAACATTATGTTAGTACAATTCGAATCATTTATTTACGGTGATGACAAGTATAAAGGTGAGGTAGAAATACCTGTTGACATCGAAGCAGATGTTATAGCAGAAGCTGATGGTTATGCTACAGGTGACAGCCCTACTTTGTACGAGGTAAAATTACAATCAGTTACTATTAGAGATCCAGAAGGTTATTACAGATATTCTAGTGGTAATTTAGGTGACGGTGTTAATATTGTAGATAATTTAGATCCATCAGATGTAGAAGAGTTTGAAGATCTAGCTATTAAGGAGGTGCAATAATGAACGCTAAAGAACAATTTGAACAGTTACAGTGGTCCATTCAATCATCAACCAATGATCTTCACGATCTTATTGCTAGAATGGATGCAAGAGAAGCAGCATGGGCTCAAAAACAATTAGAAGAACAGGAGCAACAAGAAAATGAGTAAGTACGAAGAGCTAAGAGATATTGATGTACGAGCTCTAGGCCTAGTCCAAAAGAAGGGTAAGTTAGATTACCTTTCTTGGGCTGGTGCTCTAGATTTACTATTAAAAGAAGATGAGAACGCTACATTTACTTATGATGAGTCACAAGTTTTGCCTGATGGTAGTGTTATGGTAGGAACGACTGTACGAGCTCTTGGTAAAGAACAATCAATGCAGCTTCCAGTGTTAGACTTTAGAAATAAGGCCATAGCTAATCCTAATGCATTTGAGGTCAACACAGCTTATCAAAGATGTTTGGCTAAAAATATTAGTGTGATCAGTGGTATAGGTCTATCTTTATATTTAGGTGAGATCGGTGTTAATGAACATGCTGTTGAAGTAAAAAAACCAACCGCAAGTGAAATTGATCTAGCAAAAGCAACTATTACAAACTTACCTACGATTGAAGAAAAGAGAGCTCATTATAATTCTTTATCCGATGAGGTAAAAGAAGCAATTAGGGAATGGTCAGTAGCCACAGTAAAAAATGGCAAATCATCTTAAAAACAAAAAACTACGCAATAGCGTAATTACTGCATCTCAAGCATGGGATGTAATTTATGACCGTAAAAAGCTCTGGCGTGAAAAGACTGGTAAGGTAGAACCATTCCAGGGCAATGAAATGACTCAGTGGGGTAATGATAATGAATACCGAGCATTATCTGCGTTTGAACGTGAAATGAATACGATATGCAAGCCAGGTAATGAGTTCGTTGTACACTCTGAATTACCTCTCGGAGGTTCGCCAGATGGGTATTACTTTGATGAAGAGACTGAGACCTGGTGTCCAGTTGAGCTGAAGTGTCCGTATTCTGGTAAGGTATATCCAACTATTCCTGAGCGTTATTATTTTCAGTGCCAAATTCAAATGGCTGTAACGAATACAACTAAGAATTTTTTCTTTGTATGGACTGAAGATGATACGAAGTTGGAAGTGATTCCATTTAATAAAGACTTTATGACATGGTACTTACCATATGCACTTGACTTTATAAAAATGGTTCAGGATAATGAAGAACCACCTCGGTGGAAACGTAAGCCAATTTTTAATAAGGAGTAAGACATGGCAGAGCAATCAAAAGATCGTTTAGTACTATTCAGAAACGAAAACAAAACTAAAGAAAATCAACCAGATATGCGAGGTGAATTTACACTTGCAGGTATTCAGTTTGAATATGCACTCTGGAAGCAGACTAGTCAAAAAGGTAATGAATATTATTCAGGGCCTATCACTAAAAAAGAAGAACAGGAAACTAGGTATACACCTACACCTCCAGCTAGAGAAGGTCAAGAGGTTACTTCTGAAGATGACATCCCGTTCTAAATTTACATATCGTTATGTGCCTCAAGAGAACTTGAAGTACTTACCTAAAAATGCTGTACCTATTGGTGGTGTACGAGGTAGAAAAGGTATTGTTCGAGTTAGATTTAACTTGGATTGGGTAAAGCGTTCTAATAAAAAGATGGAGGTATTATTCAGGGGGATAAACTCCCCCATGAATTAGTATGAATTACTTGTTGCAAACATACATTGTTACTTCAAAACCGAATCTCATTTCGGTTGCAGCTGGTTTAGTCCACATAACGTCATCCTTTCTAAATAAATTTTGTTACAAGTATAATTATACTCTTGTACGAGATTTTTCAGCACAACGAGGAATTAGTTTATGGTACGTAAAATCTTGAGTTATTTAGTGCCAATAATTATGTTATTGTTAGTTATTGGTATAGCATTACAATACTACATTAGTAGTTATGAGCCTGAGCAGTTTGTTTGTCATAAGGGTAAATTGCTCATGCAAATAGAGGGCACAATATACACGAAGGCGAAAGGTGTATCTTGTGAATTTGAAAAAGGTATGTTGATTTTAGAGGAGCAGTCATGAAAGATATGATAAATCCTGATCATTATAAGGTGGGAGGGATAGAAACTATCGATGTAATTAAAGCCAAGCTTGGTGATAATTACAAGCACTATGTCAAAGGTAATTTAATGAAGTACTCTGAAAGACTAGGTAACAAAGATGATTGGTCGCAAGAGCTTCGTAAGATTGCTTGGTACGCATTAGACTTGGCAGATGAGTTAGATAAAAAGAAATCATCTCCAGTAACACCAGACGAGTGGATTGATGATCCACTGCATGACGAAGATTAATTATGGCTATAAAATCTCCGTCCATAAAAAAATGCTGTAAGTGTAAGACAAAAGCATTGATGTACGATGATGGAAAGTACTATTGTGGAATAGATTTTTATACGCTACATGGAATATGTAAGGTAAATAATGACAACAAGAAGATTGATAATAGAAGGTGAGAGTTTTACCATTCAATTTTTTAAAGAGGAAGGTGAAGTTATTAGGGTTGAAGTAGTGCATGATATTAAAAACAAGTTTTACAAGATGTACCCTGATAACAAAATAACATTTGAGGAAACTTAAAATGGAAAGAGATTACATAGCAATAATATTGTTTGTAGGATTAGCATGGGCCATATTTGAGACATGGAGGATGATATGAGTTTGACTAAAGAAAATGCAATGAGCGTTATGCAATTCATTAAAAATCTTAGAGAAGAAATGCCTGATTTAGAGTTTAGAGTTACAGACAATGAAGGCAGAGTGTACAAGTCAACTGGATGGAAAGATCATGAAAATAAAAAAAACACTTCACGTTAAAGAAAACAGTAACTACCTACAGGTAGCATTAGCCATGGTAACTAGTCTAGAAGAAGGTATATATGACATGATTATCATGGATAAAGAACAGGCTAGAAGTCATGATCAAAATAGCTTGTTATGGGGAGTCATTTACAAAGGTTTATCTGATACTACTGGGTATACTATTGAGGAGCTTCACGACATTTTACGACTAAAATTTGACCTCAAAACCGATGATGGTAAATTGTTATCTACTGCAACATTAACTAAATCAGAGTTTAATGACTATATAGATAAGATTATTAACTGGTCTAGATCGTTAGGAATACAGGTTGAAGAAAAGTGAAA